GGATGGAAGTGAGCAGTCTGTTCTACGTGCATCTTGGAAGACCCAGATGAGCTCCTTAACTGGGTGGTTCAAGGTCAAGTCAATGCGTCCAGAACCTGTTGTAATGGTTTGCTGACCGGAGTATTGAAGTTGCTCAATCAAATACTCATGGCTTGCCTGTGCAAATCGTCTGCGCTCCTCGACATCCAAATAGACATAGTCAAGGTAGAGTGCCATGTCTTTGAGTGGAGGAAGTGCAGATGCGGCGGCAGCCAAGGAAGCAGCACCGGTGGTTGCACCCTCTACGAGGTTGATGCTATCCTCGAGTGTGATATTGAATCGGACTTCATGGTATTGAAGAGCAATCAATGGAAGTGCAAGACCTGGATTACGGTTGAACCAGAATTGGAGAGGCACATACAAGACATTGGGGCGGCCCTGGCATGATACGGTTGAAGTATCTACATCACCGGCACCATATTGTCCTCCAACCATGTTGTCCAGCTTGACGGCGGTATCAAAGTTGGCAGTCAAGGTCTCCCATAAGTAGAGCCACTCACCATAGTGACGGTCGATGATTTGTCCACCAATCTCAACCTCAATCTGCTTGAGCAAGCTATATCCGAGACGGCGTTGTACACCTCCTGACCAAGTTACGGCTGAAAGCGTATCGGTTGCAGGTAGTGTGACCTCGACATAGGTCTTCCAGATCAGGTCTGCATTACGATTGACAATCGCTACGACGCGTTGTCCGTAGGTGGGCATACCTGTGAAGTTGACGCGGAACGCCTCCACGGCAAAGTTGGTGTGACGCTTGAACAACACCTTCCAGAAGGTAATGTGAGGATTTCCAGTGATATACGCATCTTGTGCACCATACGCAACGAGTTGAAGAAGACCGCCACCCATTATGTTTATATTCTCGGAGGATAAATTCTACTTCAGCGTCCGCGCAACAAAGTGTTTCATAAAGACAATGTATGGAGGCAAGTTTCTTGCCAATGGTGCAGATACCTGTGTCTATGACCCTCCGGTGAGTTGTGACCCTCCGAACCCATCCATCGACGTCGAAAATAAAGTTTCACGCATTGTGTCGGCTAGTTCGGGTGAACGCGAGAAACAAGCATTTCTTCAAAAAGTGATACAAGACGTCGAACCGGTCTTTCCATCCATTCGAGACTATGTGAACTTTGCGACGGATTCGTGTACGCCTAAATTCAAGCCTGAAGACGAACAACAATCCTGTAAAGTCAAAGACCTTGCGAGTGGAAAACTTGTGAACCTCATCACGCCTAAACAGGGAAAGGATTTTTGGCGACTTCAGGTCACTCCTGACTTCAAAGTGAAGTTTCCAACCTACATGATGTTGCTCGCAACTGCGATGAGTTATCTGAATGAGTATGGACTCATGCACACCGACTTACATGGCGCAAACATTGCGTTGATGAACAATAAGTTGGTCGCACACGATTGGGGGCGGTCCTTCAACAGCCGTGACGAGAGACAACTCAACAACTATTTGGAGTGGGCCAAACGCACAAGTGCCCTGAAGAATCGAGCTGAATATCGCTACATTGTACCCATTCTCGAGAATACAGGTTACTTCCAAGGACTTATCAATCGAACTACGAAAGCTGGAAGAAATAAACTACAGATGGTCCTGACTCGGTCCTGGGATACCTTGGCGTTGATAGGAACCTCCGAATACGAAAGTCTTATCCCCAAGGATGCAGTCAACAAGTTCTTGTCTGCATTTGTTCGTATTGTAGCACAGAAAGACGGAGACTTCTCTGTGCGCCTGCGTGAAATCATTCCTCTTGCGTTCGTATCGAGTTCTGTGATTCCACCGGCTGTGATACCTCCTCCACCAGTCAAAGTCAAAAAGACTCGAAAGGTCAATTCGAAGCCCAAAAAGACTCGGAAGGCAAAAGCGGTTATTGCACCTCCTGTGGTTCCACCTCCTATAATTCCATCTCCTATGGTTGCTCCCGTGGTTCCACCGCCCGTGGTTGCGCCTGTACCGGTCAAAGTCAGAAAGACTCGGAAGGTGAATTCGAAACCGAAGAGGACTCGAAAGGTGGTTCCACCTGCGCCAATCCCCAAGTCCATGTACGTCAGTGAGTCCGCTTCAAACCAAGAAGTTGTTAAACTTCGTAAAGACATTGCAGCGTGTGATAACGAAGTAGACAAGTTGCGTAACAAAGTCCGACAAATTGCAGAGTTGGCTAAACTTTCTCCTCGACCATAAGTAATGAAAACTCGCGTTTCGTCCAAGTTTGATAAGTGTGTGAAGAGCGTGCGAAAAACGGTCAAGGCTCGTAAGGGTTCTAATAAGGAATCCGCAGCGATTGCGATTTGCACCAAGTCGGTCTTACAGACACGAGGACGCACCATGAAACGCTATCGCAAGGGACGCTTGACTACCCAGAAATGGCTTCAAGGGCTTGTTTAGCCGCTAATTGTTCAGCCTTTTTGCGCGTGCTTCCACTTCCATAGGCTAGATGCTTTCCAGTCGCATCACAGACTGCAACTCGGATTTCATTCTTCTTTGGGTCATTCGATAACATCTCGTAGGTCGGTGTTAACTTCAATTCACGCTGACAATGTTTCTGAAACAAGTCTTTATAGTTCGTCGTCTCATGAATCACTTCTTCAATGTCTAGGTATGCCTCCATCACAGAGGTTACAAAGGTATACACGATATGAAACCGATTCCCGCAGTCGGTCCACAACGCACCAATAAAGGCTTCAAAGATATCCCCTAGTTTCTTGGTATTGTTACGCCCTGCAATCGCAGGCGATTCTTCATTATGACGAGAGATGACGTAGAACTTATCGAGACCAATTGTCTTGGAGAGCTGACCGATACATTCATTGTTCACCAAGACCTTACGGGCATCGGTAAGGAATCCCTGCTTCTTCTCTGGATACTTCTTACGAAGGTAGGTCGCCACGCAGACACCCAAGACCGAATCGCCTTCGAACTCTAAACATTCATAGGATTCGTCTTGAAGCGGCATCACCCCAGCAGGACATGGTGCAAGTTGAGCTGGCGTTCCGTCGGGAGTCGTATAGTCCGTTCTCCGCACATAGGTTGTATGAACCATCGCAGTCTGAAACACTCGCACATTCTGTGCTCTGTAGTGTGGCAAACCGTGTTTATGAAGGAGCTTGTGGATGTCTCGTTCAGTGAATGGGCGATTGGCGGAATTGTAAGGGCAATAGGATTCCATTACACTCTATACCTTACTTTGTGAAGGTCCGTTTTCTAGTTTAAAAATATCTTGCATCAACATCATAAATTAATGGAAAAAGCTTTAGTGACTCTGACTGCCCGTGTCGTTCGTGCCCATCGAGAGATGACGCCGTGTATCGCGAGAATCCATACAGGGTTCATGGTAGAGACGAATCTTCAAACTCTAGAAAAAGAACTTCAACAACTGCAAGAGATGCTCCGACAAGTTCGAGAAGCACAGAAAGCACCCCCTACACGAACCTATATCTCACTCAAGTAATGCTTTCAATTCAAACGAATAGTCTTCTGCAATCAAAGTGCGTTCATGACGACGCATAATCTCTTTCATTACATCTTCCCCATGTTCGGGAAGAATCTCAAGTAAGTAGTTCTGAAGTTGCTTCTTCGAAAGCGACCACCCCTTTTTCCATTCCCCTGGCTTTTTCACTTGAAACACCATCTTGGATGCATTGAGTTCAATCTTTGCAGGTAACGCGGTAGTCTCATTGTACGCAGCGGCTAAATCCAATTCAAGCGTTTGTCGATGTTCACGAAGGTCTTTTGCCCGAGTATTTATGTCTGCGAGTTGCTTGTTGACGTCTAGGTAGCGAGAGAGTATTGGCTTTAGAGTGTCCATTATACCGTCTATTCTTTCTACGACGAGTTTCCGTTTTCTTTCCACCGTTGAGTTTACGCCGTTTAGCGTCATTACGCAGTGCTCGGCTTGTCCTTGGAGTCGTATCATAGAAGTCTGAACATGAAAAGTCAAATAACACAATGTTCTTTACACCCTTTTCCTGTAACAAGTTCACGAATGAGGATAAACGGACCATATATTGACTTTCTTCGATTTCAGAGGCTCGAGTGGTGGTTGCCCCTGATCGACCCGTTAGTAGCAATGAATGAAGATCAGGCTGACCCTCTACATTGAGTAGATTGATCTTAAAATCATTGGCATCGTCAATTCCTTCACCGACGGATCGAGAATAGCGTTTTTGGAGTATCGGTTGTCCAGCTAGATACTCGGCTACAGTATATCCTTTATCCGTATGACGAATGAACTCTTTCTCTTTTTCACCGATAGTGCTTTCTGTATCTTTTATGATGGTTATGACTTCATTCTTTTCTAACTGTTTGAAAGACTGTATGAGGGGCGGAAGTTTAGAATCCACATCCTCATACCGTACTGGGTTCTCAAACGCTGAAGTGATACTTCTGTTTATTTTAGCAATCTGGGTCTCCGATGTTACATTACACACTCCTGGAGCCACTGCACTTATCTTTTTAATTCGCATACCCTCTGGAACTTTAAAGGTGGATACGGGTTCGCCGTCTTCAGGATGGATTGAACCATGTAGCGTGACAGATACAATGACTGTCTCTGGAAAGACCATTAATACTAGTGTATAAAGTATCCGAAGTGAATAAGGGATGTCTGTCTTTGACGAAGACGAAATTGAACGACTACGCCAAGTCTACAACAAAGAACATCCGCGTGAAGCTCCTATTCCCAAGGAATCCGCAGAGGATACATGGGGAAACCTTCAAGACCGCTTTCGTGAAAAGTGCAAGACGGGTCGAGCTGAATGTATCGTCTCCAGTCTCTTACGCAGACCCAAAGCACCCAAAGAATGGTCCTTGAACCGATATGAATGGCTTTCGTCCGACGACATTGATGCCGTCGAGCGTAACTACACTGAACTCTTTGCGGATTACCATTACATGGGCACGGTGCCTATCGACTTTGACTTGAAGTCCGAAACGCAAAAGTGCTTAGTGTCTGCATTGTGTTCCATGAAACTCAAATCCCTCTACGACAAAGGAAAGCAGCAGTTTGGAATTGTGATTAACACAGACCCACACGATGGACCGGGTCAACATTGGGTTGCAGTGTTTTGCGATGTCCGCCCCGAATTGGAGTTTCCTCGTGTGACC